TCCGATTGTTAAACCACTTGCATTTACATCCATGTGGAAACCAGCAGATCTGTAATTAAATGGTAAACCATCGATATCACAAGAATTGATTGGGTTTCTCTTACCAATATATTCGAAGTAAGCAGGGTCCCAACCTAAACTGTTAGATATACCTAAGTAAGTTCTTCTTACGTTATCTCCCGGGCTAATCAACGCATTGTCGTTACCTGATGATAAACCAAATGGTGGATTGTAGATTACTTCACCAGGGAAGTCGTATTTACCCTTGATGATTGGGAACGGAGAACTAGCACCTGCATAGTTTCTGAAGTTGAATCCGTTGAATCCACAAGGTAATGCGTCAATCGGAGCGTCTTCACTCATTTCAACCATTACATATCTTGAGTTCAATGCGTATTCACCATCTAATGTACCCACTTTGTTAGCAACGAAGTTGTTTTCAGTTGGGTTCATCGAACAGTTTGTAAACTTCTCGAGTACTACTGGATTTGCATCAGTATCAAAATAATCACGAATCAAGATATCAAACGTTAAGTTGTTATATGTTTGATTTACAATTGAAATTTTGATTAATGTATTAGCGGCATCACCATCAGATACTGTATAGAATCTAAATAAGTCATAAACTTTGTTACCTCTTAATTCAGATACAACATAAGGTGATGCTGGTGTTTGCCATTTGTCTAAGTACCACCCAATTGAGTCAGGGTCTCCACTTTGAGCCGAATCCAAAGCAATTAAATTAGGGTTCAAACCTTTGATGTAACCTTTTCTCCAAGAATAATTTAAGAATGATTGGAATACTTCTTCTGCAAATACAGGAACTTCAATTCTTGGTTTTTGGAAGTTAGTAATACCAAATACTTTAGTCCAATACTCAGGATCATTTTGAGTGAAAGATGTCTCAAACTTAAATGCTGTACCAAATTTATCTACAACATTAACTCCGAATGTTAAGTATGGATTTTTAAGTACTCCTGCATATTGACCTGTCATATCTAATGTTACATCAGATGTACCTGTTACAGAATATGTTGGGTTAGTATCAGTTGTGTAAGTTGAAATACCTCTTGATCTTAATGTACCAACAACAACGTTATCATAATCAACATAAGATGTACCTGTATAATAGTAGATCTTACCAACAATAGTACCTGAGTAACAATCAATGTTTACAGGTGTTGGTGTCGGTGTTGGTGATGTGAAAGGTGATGGTGTAATACAAGGGTTAACAAACGACGGAGTCGGTGTTGGTGATGCAGTAACTCCTGGTGTAGGTGTTGGGTTAGGGAAATAAGCCGTTAAACCTGACACATACGTGAAGAAAGAGAAACCTGAGTAGTTTGTATTACCATTATTGTTAAATAATGCATAGTACCAAGAGTCGTTAAGTGCAGAACTTAAATCAGTATCGTTAAATGAAACTGAAGGTACTTCAAACACATTAGTTTCAGCACTAAACCCTGAACCATTTAATACATCATAATCATCAGTTGCAATTGAACCGAAGTATGCGATTTGTTCATCCTCAGCGGTGTAAGGATTAGCACTTGTAATTACGTTATATACTAAGTTTTGGATTTGAGTATTCAATGTTGACGTATCTCCATTGAACTCCTCGTACTGACTCAATAATAAACTTTCGATTTCTGGTGGGAATGATGTCTGATAACTAACTGTTGTCGAACTATTTGTACATCCTGTAAAATCAACACTGAATGTTAATTCTTTTGGTGTAACACAAGTCGTTATACAAGTGGTGAAGTCCGTTACAGAACTTAAACACCATACATCAATTGTACTTGGGTCAACATTCGCTACGGTTGTGATAGACCAAGATGGTCCAGCGTCGTAACCTGATAAACCAAGAATTCTAGTTACAAACAATTGGTTAGATTGTTGTAAATATGCTTTTGCGATATAAGCAGCTTCATACTTCGGAATCTGTGTATTAACAAATTTTTCAGGTGATGTTCCACCAAATACGGTTTGGAAATCATCGAAACTTGTAATAAAGATTGGTTCAAAAGCTGGTCCTATCAAAGTTTCTCCAGCAATACCCAAAGTAGTAACCCCAACACTTTGTGCTACAAAGCTCAAGTCAACCTCTGAAGTATAGACACCTGGTGAAACAAAAACCTTACTGTTTGTTGCCATACTAAAAAATTTCTTTTATTTATTTATTTTCCTATAAATACTTGTCAAAACACGAAAAACTTTACATTATAGAAAGTATTTATATTTTGGTAAGATTTTATTCTGCCTTAATTCTGCCCCTATGTCTAAAGATAATAAGAAGATAAAAAACCTTAAGATTGACGTGAATGTTCACGAGGTCTTAAAGAAATATTGCGACAAACGCGGTATTAAAATGTACAGGTTTTTGGAGAACTTAATTATGGAAAAATGTCAAGAAAAAAAAGACATATATGGGGAACATTAAATCAATTTCTGTGAGAACGACAACGTTGACTCACCATCACCTGATCTAATAATATCAATTCTTAAATTGTCATCAGTATTAATTTGTATTTCATTAACATCATCACCATAATAGTTGTCGTTAATGTACACCGAATAAGATTCGATATTGTCTGATTGTTCAAAGTATAGATTACAAGTGTAACTAAAAAAGTATTCTTGAGTATCGTCACCTATTGGATAATTAAATACAATCGTCTCAAGTTGTGGTGGTTGTTGTCTTTTTTGTGGTCTCTTAACAGGTCGTTGGTCAACTTCGTACATTTGGAATGCTCTTGAAATTGCTGGTGTTACTTCGAATTCATTTTCATCCATTAGGAATCCCATCATGGTAAACTCGTATTTTTGGATATAATACTTTCTCTTCTCTAAATCCATAGATGATTCATCTGAGAATCCGTCATTTATGATTGGAATATAATGTCCTTTGATTACTTGGTAAGCCTGTCTTGATGCAAACGTTTCCATAACTCTTTGGTTAAGGGTATTTGCTTCTCTCATTCTGTTACAGATAATTGCAACTGTAAATTTAATATCGATAGGAACTGGCTGAGGTATTTTGTATATATCAGCACCAACTCTATTACCATCCCAAGTCGGAACTTCCATATAATAATACATTCTCCTGTTTGGTATGTTGTACATAACCGCAGGATTGTTTCCGTACTTAACTTCAGGATTTCTGATTACCGTAATAAATGGGGGTTCAACATTCTTGTCTATATTTTGGAAGTCCCACGTCTCAACAAATTGTGACCAGTTTTGAGTTGTTACCAAAATATCAACAACAGGAATTGTTTGACCTTCAGATGTGATGTCAAATTTTTCTTTAACAAAATCTAAAAACCCACGATCCAAATCAGCATGCAATAATGACTTAGGAAGGTAAGTTCCATCCTTTGTAATCATATCCTTTATTTGTTCCCTTCTTGGTAAAAGAGTTTTAGGGTATGTTAAAGGTAATGTTGGTTTAACTTTTTTTGGTAATGCCATTATAATCCTCTAAATTCATTTGGTCCAACAGGAGCCGCGATTATTGTCTTATAGAAAGGTTTGTATCCTTTATAAGTATGTTTCAAATCCGACACCACACGACCATCATTAACAACCGTATAATATCTAACAAAGTTTTCACTATCGTAATAACCTATATAATCACCGAAATCAATATCAATACCTAAATCATCTAATGTTTTCATGTAAACTGAAACTGTAATATTACCAGGTTCTAATTGATCAATCCTTGTTGTCCCCAACATTTTGTTTTCAGGTGCTGCAATTCCTACATAAGCATTAAACTCAACAGGTGGTAAATATTTAATACCGTCTTGGACCACCTCACCGTACACATCGTCGGTTTTGATTTTGTTTTTATCTATTCGGTACAGTACACAAGTGAAGTTCATGTCCCCAATTAACCATTCTTGACCCATCCCAACCTCAAGGTTAAAATCGTTCTCACCAAAAAATTTACCTAATCTACTAATAGGAACACTACCATTCATATTGACGTTTTCTTGATAAATATTCTTTTTATTGTTATTTTTAATAAAAAGACATTTTGGATAATACTAAATCGCTTATTGAACATAAGGCTTTGGATCTGCTTGAATCGTATAGTGGGGCGAATAACTATATCCTATACTTAAAACATAAGAAAGAAGTTTCAAGTAGGTTCTTCCCTACAAGAAGTCAGTCAGAATATATTACAACATATTATAATACCGCACCTAAAGTTGCTCGTAAATGGGTTGAGTTAGATACATACTTTGCTAAAAAGTTTGCTGAAGAAAGATATCTACTACAAGTTCCCGAACAAATTTACATTGAGAAACTTTTGGTTGAAAAAGAAAAATCATATCATGTTTGGGGAAAGTTTTTTGATTCAGACAAATTAAGTGAGTTTTGGATACCAAAATCAGCACTCATCAAAA